TCAAATATATTATAATCACCGTTATCCCCTTCCATCTCTCGGAGGGCGAATAAGGCAGTTTGTTCGTCGTTCCTGTTCATAGCTGATAGAGTATCACTACCTACAACACGCTCTTGAAAGATTCGTGAAGCTTTAGTTGTGATGTATCTTCGGGCTACTTCAGGTACGTCTGAAAAAGTTAACAATAAGATTACATCTAATTTTAATTGTTTTGTTATTGTGTAACTGTGAGTAATTTTATCATACATTCTATTACCACGTTGCACGTATTCTTCTTTTGTACTTCTAAACTTTGTTTGTGATTGAGCTAAATCAGCTCTAACAATTTCGGCTGGTAAAACTATTTCATTACTATCATTAGGGGATGCAGGAAAATCTTCTTCTGTGTTGAAGTTCCATCCCATTGATTGTACTTCTCTTGAAACATCATTGAGAATAGTCTCAGCAGTTTCAGCATCTAATAACCCTGATGCTAGTGAGCTTACAGGGGCTTCACCAATAGTAGACAACATTGCGTTGACTGCTTCTAGCTCTGTAGTGGGTGTTGTTATTGACATTTTTACCTCAATGAAAAAATAAAGAGAGAAGCACCCCCGAAGGGATGCTCTCAATTAGACTAGCTTATGCTACTAAAGCAATAGCCGATTTGCTACGAAGTACGTTATGACCCATTGCATATTTAGCAACCATCAAAGTACCTTGACGTTCGATCTGGTATTCAGACTCAACGCCTAGATCAAGCAACTTAACTGTTGCCGCAGCGTCTTTAGTGAACATAAGACCTCTAAGATCAGCATCACGACCTGCATAAGCAGCAGCTCTATTCGCTTCGTTAGTACCTGAAGGAGTAGGAGTTGACTGAGCATCAATCGGTAGGTGGTTAGACATATAGATTTTAACGCCGCCTACTGTAGGAACTTGACCAGTTGCAATACTACCGTTACCGCCTTGGTCACGGTTAATAGCTGTACTGTCAGCGCCTAAAAGTAAGTAGTAAGTTTCTGGATTCAGAACACAATACTTCTCACCAGTTACGTCATGCTTGTCGAAAGTTTCTAAAGCTTTGATGATACCGTTAACAACGTCCTGAGCTAGTACACCAGCAGTGCCTTCCTCAGTGACAGTCCTAATGTCAATCTTACCAGCTTCACCAGTAGTACCGTTAGATAGATTAGCAAAGTCAGCATTTTCCCACGCAGGAACGAGATCACCGTTACCACCGCCAGTTGCAGCAGTGTAGATTGTTGAGAAGATGTTACGGTCAGCTGCGTTAGCTAAAGCGTTACCCATTTCTGATGAGTAGATAGAACGCACGTCATAGTGGTTCATTGCCTCATCAATTTTAGGTACGAAAGCTGAACTTACTAACAAGTCATCAACTTGTACTGTGATTTCACTAGCGGGTACTGAGCCACCATAAATGACCTCACCTGCTGAGTGGTATGCGGCAGTAGTAGTTCCGATAGATGGGAACTGAGCTGACTTACCGTTTTTAATTGTACGAACTCGGTGAAGAGGCATTGCTACGTTTTTTTCTTCAAAAGCAGTTAGGACTTCACCTGAAAACTGCTTGAGGAATAAAGCTCGGTTATCAGCTCCTGAGCCTTTACCTAAACGAGATGTAGTCGTTTCTGATGTGTTATTCCATGGCATGATTTGTTACCTTTTAAGTTAAATGTTTAAATGAATGATTATTCTACTCAGTCACTTAACACTTATCCGTTCTCTGAGATTATCCTTCGCAAAGGGTCAAAGGTAATAAGTTTTCGTGTTATTGTTACTTTTGGAATTAAAAAACCTCCCGAAGGAGGCTAAAAAGAGACTATGATACATCGCTACGAGCTAACTTGCTCGTAACTTTTTGGCGATAAGACGAATCACTCTCGTATCTGGGATCCCTCATGTCCGCTGTGACTTGCGCCCACGAACTATAAGTACCGCCTGTTGAGGAAGTAGATTGTCCACCAATTAAAGATGGGTCTGATCCTTCTACAGATTGATATTTCTGTGTTAAGCCTGACACTGCCAGTTTAACCATATCAATGTCTCCAGAGTCTACAGCACGATCATAAGCAGCAATTTCTTGTGGTGACAAGGAATCAGCAGCCCATGAAATCATCTCTTTATAAGACTCTTCACCGCCTACAACATCGTAAACAGCTGTTTGGTATTCAGCATTAACGGCTTCTTGACCTTTAATCCATGTATCTACCAAATCTTTTGAGAAACCTTTCTCTGCGAGTGCGCCATAAGCATCCTCAGAAAGACCTCCTAGTTCATTGTATTCACCTTGAAGCGTGTTGAAGTCAATACCTACATTATCTAATACTTCTACAACCTCGGTTGCTTTGGCACTAGGTGAAAGCGCTTCTTGGGCTTCTCCAGTTTCTACAGTTTCTTCATTGGTTCCTGAACCCATCTTCTGTTCTAATTGGGCGTAAGCTTCTGCCATCTGTTGGGCATCTGTAAACTTGTCAGGTAACCATTCAGGGCGTTCTTCAGCATAAGGATTGTTATTAGCCTCAAGCTGTTCGCCCTTTTCTATCATTGCTTGTACGTGCTCAGGGTTCTCACCCTGCTCTTCGTAAGTTGATAAATTTTCTGTACTCATACATAGTCTCTTTTAAAAAGTTATTCAATGTTATCTCTAAAGTAGTCCGCACCTCTAGTACGCCTTGCTTGTAAAGAGTCATTTTCTTCGCCAAAGTTTCTTAAATTGGCTTCAGCTCCTACCCAGTCATCTGACGTGACTTGTGACCAGAAGTTGTATGTTTTTGTTTTTGATAACCCGTGGTGAAACACAAGGTCAGCTATAGGCGTTGCTTTATTCTTAGGTAAGTCATCAAAATTATTACCTGTGGCTTCTTTCCAAGCTTTCCTTAAAGACTTCATAGTGGCTTTTTTAGAATGTCGGTTTACTTCTTTAGCTTGGTTAGTTGTTAATGTAGGAGGTGTTAGACCTTCTCTTTCCTTAGTAGCCGCTTCTTCACCTTGGAGACCTAACCAAGGCATTAAGTTTGCTTTAGTCATGGTGTGTAAACCATAAAGAGAATCTGAATCCTTTGATCCTAAGTCATAACCAGAAGCAACAGTCATACCCGAATGACCCATAACAGTGCCGTCATTATTTTTGGGGATGTTGCCTGTGGTCACAAAACCCTCTTGTTCCTTAATGTAATCCCAATCAACATTACTTTCTGGAGCTACGTATTTAAAATCAGTAGCTACCATAGGTTTATAGTCACGACGAGCTTGTTGCTCTGTATGACTATAATGTTGGTAAGGGATACCAGCTATTTCTAAAAAGTCCATTACCCCTCCTGTGGAGCTGCCGATTGAGCCATAGCATCTGCGGCACCTTTAGCCATTGCAGGTACACCTTTCCCAACCATCTCCATCATCTGCTGTTGTTGCATCTGTTGTTCTTGCTGTTGTTGTGCTTGCTGTGCCATCTGCTGCTCTTGCTGTTTCTGCTCAGGAGATTTAATAAGACCTTGAGTATCTATACCTAAAGACGCTGCAAGTCTTGCAATGTAATCATCAATGTTCATCTGACTTGAAATAACTTCTGCACCTAAAGGTTGCAAGTATTGTAAGAAAGCTGAAAGCTTGTTGAGATCCTGACCACGACCTAGAGCTTCAAGACCTGTTACAATCTGCGGCTTCAAGGTGTCTTTAGGGAACTTAGGCATCTTCTTCTCTTTCTGCATTTTATTCAACAGTAGATTAACAAGTGGTACTTGAAATTCTTGAGAGAGGACGGAGTAGATACCACCAAGGGCAGTTTCTAGTTCCTGAGCCATGTAACGAACCTCTTCGGCAGTTACACGTTCAGCGTTCCGTTGCACTGAGCTGTTAAGCAAGAAGGCAAAAGATAAACGCTCTGTGATAGTGTTCATTGTTTCTTGAGCAACACGGAAGTCGTTAAACTTATTTGCTTGTAAAGTTGTAACATCGTTAGCATCGCCAGAGATGATACCACCATTAGGTGAATCTGCAAGGCTACGTATCTTAGTGGTGCCGTTAGGTCTAACCATAAAGAGTAGTTTAGCTGACGCTGCACTTCCTTCTACAATAGCTTTTGTTAAAGCCTCTAGGGATCTTACATCACCTATATATTCTTCAACAAAACCACGACCGTAATCTTCTCCATCTATAGCGATAAAGCGTAAAGCCATCCAAGGGAGTTTGTCTTCTGGGTATGAACCCATAGATTTTGGTACGATAATACCATAAACTTCTTGGTGAACTTTAAATACTTTACCCTCTCGCTTGATGCAAGTATAGAGGTCGCATTCTTTTTTACTATCTGTTTGTTGGTAATCGGGGTTTTCTATTAGAGCCTCTTGGACTTCGCTAGGTAAGGCATCAAAAGCAATAGTTTCTTTAACTATAATCTTTAGGAGGTTACCCATTGAATCCCGTTGGACCCCGAAGCGGTCGAGACGAAAGACTTTCATTCCACCTTTGGGTGGTAGATGCACAAGGGCATTACCACTAACAATCAGCTGTTTAATAGCTTCGAAGGCTGGTACACGAATAGCTCGTGATTCGATTTCTTGTGTAGCACTCCGCTCAATACGAGCCAGAGCCTCCTCAACCTGTCCTCTAGCCTCACCACCTAATTCGACTAGATCATAATCATCAATCGTTAGTCGGAAGAATGGTTCGTTAGGTGGGAGGAGAGTCATGAGTAGCTTGGACGCTAAGTTGTTAACGCCTCTAGCTCCTACAGACTGGTAGGGAGTGTCAAAATGGCTGGACGAGTTATGCCCGTCCCTAGGCATAAGGGTGGGTATCGTCAGTTCAGCACAATTTCTAGCTCTTGTAAGAAACGCATCCCGATCTGCCATCATGTTGTCATAGCCCTTGGCTACGCTTTCATTGTTCATCATGGGTTATTCCTTAATATGGAGTTCCTACCTGTAAAGCAGTACTTATTGGTTTTACTTTCTTCACTTCAGGTTGTACTGCTTTAACCGCTGGGCTTTGTGAAGCTGCTGAACCTACCCCTGTTATTTTTAAAGGGTCAGCCGTTGCTGCCGCTTCTTGGGCTACAGCTGTTGGTGGTGGGTTACTATTTTTTACGTTCTTAGCCGCAAAACGTGCTAGACACATAATACTATCCTATTGTTAAGCCGCTTGTAGCCGCAGAAGAAACGGATTTAGTACCCGCTGTTTGGACACCAGAAGCACCACGCCCTAAGCTACCCTTAGAACCTTTCTTTTTCTTTTTAAGAGAGTCTGATACTGAATCTTTAGCATCCGCTATAGCTTCTGGTGGTTTCTCTGGTGGTGGTGGAGGTGGTGGTGGCGGTGGAGCTGGTTCTGGCATTTCGGGAGCTGACATACACATAGTTAATTCTCATTTGTTTCGTCATCAAAAAGGAACTCCATCCTATCAATGACTGATTGTTGCCCCTGTAGAAAAGCAATTTGTTCTGGAGTAGTGCTTCTAGTCTTGGGGAGTGTGTTGGGAAACAACAATTTAAAATTGTCTATCAATTCCCTAGAAATATATAATCTTTTTTCCATAATTAGTTCTCTACTGGGTAACTTTTTAATTAGGTATTTAAAACAAGGGGTTATAAGGGAAGTGTAACCAGACATTTGCGATGATATGGAGGCAGGTTACCACCTCCAATACCATTACCGCTTTCTTAAATTTCACAATTCCCAGCTACGCAAGCAAGCTCTTGAGTCCCTGTTGTTGTATCTTCTGTCTCAAACTTACCTAAGTCATCCCACCTAATCTCGTCAGGCATCTTAGCTAAGGCTTCGTCATAAGCCTCTTCAGTGATGGCTGTGTACGGAGCCTGTTGGTACACATGGTCTGTACGAGGCAGGAAGCTGATACCTGAACAACTATCTAGTCTATCCCACAACCACTGACCTGCTGCAAGAAACTCCTGATCTGAGTAATAAATAGTCACACTAGGCTTGTGCTCACACCAATGGTTCTGATAAACTTCCCATAAGTCTAACTGCTCTTGTACGTTAAGCTCGTCAACGCTCGTAGAGCCAGCTGGTGCTTTAATAGGGAACGAGAACACATAGTTATCCTCATTCATCACGTCCTTCTCCCAAGGCACTCCAGCGTCCTTAAGGAAGGCTGAGATGGGGTCTTTCCCGTCACTACGTACTGTTCGTATGTACTGAGCAGAGAACCTAGCGTGTATACCTGAGGCGCTGTCTACTAACTGCGATACAGTACCACTAGGTTTCACGGCTGTAATCGCCGTAGACTGGTTCAAACCTAACTCTTCTGCCCACTTCTTATTAGTCTTAACTGCTACAGCTTTAAGACGCTCTAGTATCTCAGGAAGGATAGGCAAGTTAGGATGGTCGAACCATGTACCTGAGTCCTGTCGTCCTGACATTACTGGATGATCCATGATGCCTGTCATACTCACACCAAGCAGACACTCTTCCTGTGTATTCTTCTTCCAGATGTTACGCACATAGCGGAAGTCTGTTAAAGAAGACTGTAGGGTGCCAAGGATTGTAGCAAGCTCAACCTTGCGTTTTAAATCTTCGTATGTATCGGTACTCCTGATAACGATTTCCGACAAATTACAAACCTGTGCAGAGCGTAGGATGATTTCTGAACAAGGGTTAGTACCAAAGTCATGCTCAATATCTCTACGCCCGTGTCTAGCTGACTGCTTCTTAGCGGCAGTACGTGAGAAGATACCACGCTCACCAGCCTTAGACTTATACATCGCTGTCCATTCTTCTAAGAAGGTTTCAAAGTCTGGGCGACCTTCGTACACAGCCGAGTTATTAGCAAGAGCCCTCTGCGTATCAGACTCCCACCAATTGCCCGACTTAGCATGGCGCATCCGATCATCAGAAAGATTAGACAGACTAATAAGCGCAGAGCGGCGGACGCCACCCACGACAACAATCTCTGCAATTTTACATACAATGTCATGGCACTCAAGACTCGTTAGCTTTCTACCGGCAGAATTTTTGAAAGTA